GTACACACCAAGCGCCTTCGAAGCAGACGTGGCACGCAGTCGGATTTTCGTCGTCGCACGAAGCACAGAGTGCAAGTATTGGAAATCTGTCGGGAGCGCATACGAGCGTGTCCCCGCGACGACTGCGATCGTGGTCGTCGTCTCGAGCCAAGGCCAACGGAACCGTGAAGCCAGTTCACGGATTCCCTGGTCGATGATGTTGTTGATCTTCGTATTGCTGATGTCGTCCGTCTCGACCAAAGTCAGTTCGCGTGCATAGTCTCTAATCGCGGCACGGTCAGGCATTGAGAGTTGCCGATCGGGTATGGCCGACGCACAAGAGTTCGCCCTTCAGCGGGCGGGCTTTGCAGGCGGCGCCGTCGGCGGCGGTGAGGCCTTGGCAATGATCGGGTCGGAACTCGGCACCAGCGGCTGCGATTTGGGTGCCTTCTGGCGGGCCTACAGGCCGTATCTGGCTTCGGGGTTGGACACCTTCTTGCCCTTCGGCGACGCCTGCTTCGTTTACTTGACGGATGCCTTCAGGCATGTAGACCCTTTCGGTTGAAGGCGGACGGGGGATTTGCCGTCCCCCGCCCTAACCCTCAGTGGTTGCTTACGCGTGGATGTTGTGCATCGCTTGTGCGAACTGTGGTTTCTTCACGCTTAGGAAGGACCACATAGCTGCACCAGCAGCTTGCACTTTCTCAATACCATTCAGCCTGTACTGATAGATCGGCTTGTGAGCCGTCTCGTACGGACCGTGGACGATGCCGCCTAATACGGCGGCGAGACGATCGAGAGGAGCCCGCTCCACTTGAGGGACAGAGAGGCCGATCTTTTTGTAGACCTTGTCGGACTGACCGTTGGTTCGGTGAGTCGTATAGAACGATCCCTCCCCGTCGATAAAGCCCGCGGCCCAAATCACCTCTTCCCTCTCGTACATCGTCAACTCGCCTTATGCATGGATATTGTAGAGAACACCGTGACGTGAGCGGTTGCTTGTCACCAAGTTGCCGTAGCACAGGAGGTGCTTGTAGAAGGCATCCTGGTTGGTCGGTTGCAGTAGCTCCGAAGGGCTGAACCACACGCCTGCGAGCTTCGCCAGCTCGAGGTATTTCGTGTTGAAGAACCACATCGGGGACTCCGCTGTGTCTCCTGCCCATGTTTCGCAGTCGTCATCGAATGCGATGGGGGCACCCTTGAACATGAAGTTCTGGAATCCACCGTCGACCATCTCCATGTCCTCGTACCTGGCCTGACCTATGAGAAGAGTCTCATAGGCTTCGAACCCAGTCTGAGTTGTGACGATGTTCGTCGGATGGTCCCTACCTTCACTGACCGTGTTGTACACGTTCCGCATGTCGGCAAGCGTGAGAGTGTTGGCCCCAGTGGCCGTCTTCTCCGTTGCACGCCAATATGTGTTACCTGCGTCGATCCCTCCGAGGTCGCCGCCAGCAGGGTCGCTGGCGTCGATGATCCCGCCGAGGCCCATGAAGTCCTTGCCTGAGTTGCTGTTTCCATCATCCCAAAGCATGATATTCAAGGCATCCGCCATGGACAGTTCGACCTGTTCCATACGGGCAGAGAACAGGTTGAGCAGGGCCGAACGGCCACTGTTCTTCGCTAGTTCAATACCCGTAAAGTGGACAAGGCCGTAGAACTGTTTCCACGGATATTCGGCCGCACTGATGCCTGTGTTCGCCGCAGTGGCGAAGACATCAGTGTTCTCGTAGGAGCCAACATTGGAGTTCGCGGCATAGATCAAGGGCTTGACGATGACGGAACCGCCGTCGTAATCCTTGAGCGCACCAGCGTTCTTCAGGATCCACAGGAGCACCTTGGCCCCGAAGACGTTATCCTCCAACTTGGGAGCATAATTCCTCAGAGTCGTGGCAAGTAAGCCATCGGTCCCATAGGTTGCGTTGGACATTTCCTAGTCGTTTCTTTTCTGTTAGTCGGTTACGTTTGCCAGCTCGGCTTCCGCTGCGATGAAGGCGTCCTCAGGCGTCACGATGACGGGCTTGGACGGTTCAGCGTCGCTGCCTGGAGCTGCAGGCCTTGTCGGCCTACTCGGGGCAGCATCTCGCAGGGAGCCCTGCGACCGTTTTGCTTTCGCCTGGTTCAGGAGAAAGCCAGATACCAACTCCAGGTCACCTGTACCACGTCGAGCGGCTTCGTCTATGATTGACTGCCGCACTTCGGGCGTCAGGTTGACGCTGTGCGTTTTCTCGATGCGGGCGAACTCAGCGTTCGCCGTCACCTGGGCCTGGGCCAGGACCAGATCAGCGGTACGAGGGTCCGAATCGAACCTCTCATCAACCCGCCTACCAATCTCGGCTTCCATATCCTCAGGTGAGAGCACCTTGGCAACGTCGATAGCCTTGACAGGCTCTGCGCCTTCCTCGAGGAGCCCAGCCTGAACGGCCATGCTTCTCGCGAAGGCGACGGGGTCTTCTCGGAAAGCCGCAATGAACTCCGAAGCCTCTTTCAAGCCTTCACGTTCAGCGGCAACCTCTTGCGTCTTGACGGTGTAATCCGACTGACGCAAATACCCATCGGTGAGTTCGCCTATTTCTACGGTCACATTCCCTTCGGAGGTTTTCAACTCCACCTTCGTGGCGAGAAACTCCTCCGAGTTGACGAATGCTTCGACTGGATCTACTTCTGCTTCTGCGTCCGCTTCGCCAGCCTCACCCTCAACGAAATCGTTGAAAAGGTCTTGCATCTCTGCATCAACTTCGGGCTGGTTCGCGTCTGCGACTTCCTCGGCTTGTTCGACTGGGTCCGTTTCCGCTTGTTCCTGCACCGCGGGTGGTTCTGCTTCGACCGCTGGAAGGGCGGTTTCTGCTTCGCTAGGGGCTTCCCCCTCTAGCTCTGCCACTGCGGCTTGGAATGCGGAATGTACGGATACCTCGAGTTCCTCGGGCACCTAGACACTTCCTTTCCTGACCACCTTTCGATGGTCCTCACTAATGGAAGCGGTCAGATGTCAACTCAGGCGGGGGATAAGCCGTCGCAGTGCGGCCAGAGGCGCGCACGCGACGGAGAATTACGCGGGGGGGTTCTGGCCCGTATTGCCTGCCGTCAAAGCGGCAATCGGAGGTTGAGCCGCATCAATGTTCGGCTGCCCAGGCGAAGGCACCAGGCCTGCTCCATTGGGAGCACCCTGCTGCCCGCCCTGCAGTTGAGCCATGATTTCAGGCGGCAACCCGCCAGCAGCGTCGAACATGCCTTCAATATCAGCGATACCTGCCGCCTCGAACCACCGTTCGAGCGCCTTCCGCAGATTCACCGTGATACCAGACTGCTGCAACACTGGCGACATGTTCACCAGCTCAACAGCCATCTCACGGAACTTCTGTTCACGGAAAATCGGGTTCCGAAGCTCAGTGGAGCCCTGCTCCACTTCCACCTCGTATCGGCCTTCGAAAATCTCTTCCGACGGAGTCAGAGTGACGTCAGACTGAGCACCAAGCTCGAACGCTTCCCGAGCACCCTGAAGGTCGCCCGCAGCAGTCAGCTCATCAGCTTCCTCACCCGCATCGATACGAGCAATCGCCTCAGCTTCCGAACCTGTGAGGAACATCGCCATCTCATCCACTTCAGTCTCAGGGAAGGTCGCTTTGGCGATTTCGAGGATGAACGTGCCGATGCCGCGCACTGCCCGCTCAATCGCGGACAGTTTCGCTCGAGTCTTCACGTTGGAGGCGCCTTCGATGATGGACGCCTCAGTAGCAGTCCTACGGATCTCGGGGGTAGCGCCTCGCAGATACTCGTTCACCCCGCTGATCTCATAGATGTCACGCAGGGCTTGATCCGCTGAGGCATACGCCTCAGGCGGGAGAGGTGGGAGCTGGAGCGCATGAGTGACAGCGTCCAGCGGCAAGTCACCCTTGATAGGGACCAGTTCATTGACGATCGGAGACTGCAGCGCCTGCTTTGTCTCCTCACCGATCACATCCTCACGTATCAGGATCTTCGACACGTTCCGACGCCTATGAGTGATCAACTGGCTACGGGTCTTGTTCAGCTCCTGTTGAACCGACCAAATCTGTTCCAGCTCGCCCATGTGGTAAGGGGAGCGGGGTAGGCGGTAGTTCGCCAACTGGACGATAGTCGGCAAGATGCCTGTCACTTTACGGAGCGGCAAGTCATGGCCGACGTCGGAGAAGACCCACATTTCGCGCCGTACCACGTCGTAGAACTCGAACAGGATGATCCACTGTTGCGACTCGTCGCCCATCGTCGACTCGCGGATACCCCGATCCTTCTCCTCGATCATCTCGATGGAGCCCTTCACCAGAGGGTCCAGGTCGACGTTCTTGTAACGGTCGTCCTGCTCCATCTCGTACCGAGTGGTGATGATCCGCTGCGCGACCCACCGCGCATTGTGGATCCCGTCAGAGTACGGGTCGATCCAAACATCCCACGGGTCGACCCTGTCGACAAACAGTTCGACGACCTCGACGAACTCGTCGAGGTCGCGCTGTTGCTCCACGATCTCATACGTGGCCTTCAGATACCCGTCGCCGTAGATGAGGAAGTCGACGGCAGCGTCCTCAGTGGACCGCTGCGAACCTGTCGCCTGGCTACGCCATATACGGTTCAGCAACGCCTGCTGCAAGCGGGCGTTTTTCACTGTCGCATCTGCGGAGTGCGGTTTGACGAGGAACGACGGCTCCTCGGCCGTGATGTACGGCATGATCGTGTTTACGGTCGAGAACGACACGTTGATCACGATCAGATCCGCGGTACGGTCTTCCGACGCACCCGCAGGGGTGTGTGACCCTTCGTATTGATCCTCTGAACGCTTCCACGTACTTTGGCGTGCCGAACGACGGAACTCGATCCCTTTCTCGAGGATCTCCCGATACAGTTGGAGCTGTTCGGCGTCCGCCTTAGACACCTCGGCGGGAAAGCCGACGATGTCAGGCATCAGTTAGGCTGCTGCTGGACGGCCAGAGCTGAGCTTAGCGCCCGCTGCTGTGGCTGCGAGAGCCAAGTCGGCAGCCGAAACGTCGAACACGCATGCCGCATCAGCCGCATGAGCTGCGGGAGTGGTGCCGCCGAATCCGCGAACGATGGTCAGGACGGTGCCCGAGTCTGCTGTGGCTTCGATCCGCTCCGTACCGACAAGGAACGTAAACGGGAGAGCAGGAATGGTGCCTGTCTCCACGTCGTACGTCAGGTCAGTCTCGGTGTCATCGAAGCCAGCTTCGCCTACTTCCGCGGCCCACGCCGTGTCCGCGATGGTCGTGACGAGAATCTCGACGCGGCCAGCCGACCCAGTCCCGCCGAACGCCTCACCGACAGAGCCGAGAACCTCGGCGGTGTTGATGTTTGGCTCCGCTTCGAAAAGGGTCGCGACATCCTGAGGATCCAAGGCGACGGTGCCGCCTGCAGCCTCGTAAAAACCGCTGAATGTTGCCATTTACTTGTCTCTCCTTATTTGACGGGATTCGTCCCAGTCGGCTCGTCGGCGGAACGCCGAGTCGCGACAGGGGGAACCGTGTCTGAAGCAGGGATGTGCGGCTCTTTGTGCGCGCCGCCCTGCGGGCCTTTGACGACAGACGCTGGTTCGGGCACGGGTGGCCCGCCATTGCTCTTCGGCATTTTGCCGCGAGGGCCGTCTGTACGCCCTGGCGACTGGTCGCCGTCAGGCTCGATGTCGCCGCCTCGTTGTTCTGTAGACACGCGCGGCGGAGCAGGCTCAGCCTCAGGTGTGTTTACGATTACATGGTCAGCCAAAAGTAATCCTCCTCAACTAGTACAGCTCATATGTCAACCCACCACTTCAAACGATTTACGAACCTTCTCCACTTGAGGCGATTCTGCCTGCCCGATGCCGCCAGCAAGCGCCATCCCATGCCATGCGCCTGTCTCACGTTCCTTCGCCCGCTCAACGCCAAGGGCGAACACGTCGCCCATGGTTGCTGGCCCAGGAGTCGGGTCGACGAAGGCTGGCGGATAGGCGCCCACTTCGTCTGAGACGGCTACTGAGATGAGGGTCGCGATTACGAGGTCGTCGTGGTTCGGCGGGGTAGCCCCATACCCGCCCTTCCCGTTCGACAGGAACACGCCAGCCTCCGCCAGGAGGCGCTGGTCGTGCAAGATCAATCCTGGGAGTTCGTTGACGAAACGATTGACCATGTATGGCTTGGTGGCGTTGGACGTCCACCAGCCGTAACGTACGGTTCTGTCTCCGCGCTTCTGCTGAGCAAGCGAGTCCATTCGGTAGAGTCGTGGATATGCTCTCTCTCGTAGTTGCGACAGCGGCAAAATACCGTGGTTATTACGCTCCACCGCCACGAGGCCAACCCAATACCAGTATCCGATGAACTCGACATATTCTGCTAGATCCTCCACTGGAATATGTGCCCGTACAGTCGCAACCTGCTCACCCGTATTCGCGTCCATCACTGAGATGGTTGAGTAGTCGCCGTGCTCTAGGCCTTCGGCGACATCCACCCCGACGACAAAGTTCGGGTCACGGACCAGGATGCCGTGCTCGTCACGCTCGAGATACGGCTCCTGCCACACATGCAGCTCCATATCAGCCCACTGTTCACCGTTCAGCTCCGCCGCATTCATCAGCGGCTCGAAGCCGTGCTTGTCGATGTTCTGCCAGTTGCCTTTGATCCGTAACAGGTCGAAGCGCCGATCAGGTGGGCACCAGTGTTGTTCGTCGCGGAGCATGTCCATCGGGAAGGCGACCCTGCCTGACTTGGTGAACGCCTCCTCGGGGGTGGATGGATACTCCTGGTAGAAGAGGTGGGGTCGGGTGCGGTACTTCCGTTTCGTGCGGTCGTACCAGTCCTGGTCGCGTCCTGGCCGCTTCGACCATGGATAGAACGATCCTTCCCATTCAGAGTCGGGGTGTTGCGATTCAACCCATGTTTCGTGGAACCAGTTACCCATGCCGTTCGCTGAGGAGAACACCCACATAGGGCCGTAGCACATGGGGTCGAGGGCTGCGAAAACATCCTCAGCGTTCTCGGCGAACGCCGACTCGTCGAGCACTACCCCGAAGACGGCCTGACCACGGCCCGCCGCCGATGTCGACGGAATGACCATGATGTCTGAACCATTATCGAAAGTAAGCTCCTCGTTGTTGTCCTTGATGACTTGCGGACCGCGGGTATGTATCCACATGGGAAGCCTGTTGAACGGCACCTTGATTTTCGATTCGAGAGTCTTCGCCGCATCATCCTCACCCTGAGCAGAGACAATCCATGAGTGGTACGGATGGAAGAACGCGCACCATGTCACGCCTGCACCGATCATGGTTGTCCATCCGAGCTGACGGGCCTTTAGTCGTAGTTGACGATCCTTCTCTTCACGAGTCAGTTCAGGATTGTCGAGAATGGCTACGCAGTCGTCATGCACTGATTGGAACTTGTTCAGCTCTTTGACTTGGTAATCCCATGGCGACATGACGTCGTAGCCGACGCCAATGGTGGCGACATGCCAGTATTCGCTCACGAAATAGAGGAGACTCTTCTTGCAAGCTCGCCACTCGAGTTCTCTCCGAATCTCAAGTTTGGTTGCCACTAGTTACCGAACCACGGGTCGGGCGGATCCACGTCGAAGATGACGTGGAGGACATGCCAGATGGCTTCGCCGACCTTGAATC